ATTTGTATTTAACCGGCGGGCCTTACGGCCCGCCGGCCTATAAAACGTCGCACCTGCTTGACGTTTATTATAGCTCACACCTGGGCCGAGTGTTATTAGCTCGACCACCTCCCCTTTACACCCTACCTCAACATGCTTTGAGGCCATGCTCTTTCGAACATATGGCCATGAAAAGCTGACATTGGTAAGGGAACCACAACCCGACACAGGCGTTTGGTCTTGTCATCCAGTCGCTTAATCGCATCATCCATAGAAAAAGGAGTCTTTACCCCCTTCTCCGACCACAAGTAATTGACATCTACTTTTGGTTTTAGACACTGTGCCCGCAAATAGGCTTGATTTTGAGTCGGGATTACACCCTTCTCTGTTTCAGCTAGCATTACGGGTACTCTAAATGTATGACACTGTAAAAAGCGGTTCCATTTCATAGAGTATCTCTTAGGATTTTTAGAAAAATCGGTCAGAGTCTCGTGAAAAGGCGGGCGTTTATAGCCCACAACCGGACAATCATTTGAAACATATGGAAGGTCTTTCCACTTAGCCTCAATATGTGTACGGATGAAACGTGCAGTATTCTGGAGATCGCGTTTGAATAGATCTCTCTCAACCGCAAGCAACGACAGCAATAGTTTATTGCTATCATCACAACTGGAGGAAAAGTTAGTGTACTTTATGTACACCGGGGTTACATCATACCCTTTATAGGCATGACATCCACAGGACTCCCTAAAATGTGACTTTACAAAGCTCTTTGTCTGGTTGACTTTCATACCAAACTTGGGCAGCCACTCATAAACGAGAGATACGCAGCACGACGGTAAGATCACGTCGTCGCCATATACACTTACTCGTTTACACAGGGTCTTGCGTGCTGGAAAGCTTATGTCTGTGCGATGAATCAAAATAATCGCTCGTATAATAAAAAGATGTACGATAGACATAATAGGAAAGCAAACTGCTGAACCCATCGGGGCGAATTTGTTGGTTATTAATTCGTCAATGCTGATGTATTCAGTGCTCTCATTAACCCTCAAAATACGTCGAGAGCTAACGGCTAGCAACATTTTTTGAATGACAGGAGTTAGCTTCGTCATCTCGCTTACAAGCATTCTTGCAATACGATCGGATGCTTCAG